GACAATAGCAAAAAAATGGATAATACAAGATAAACCTGTTAATTTTGCAGTGGCTCAACGTTTTGCAATAATTCCAAAATAAAAAATTATCTAACCACCCTCGGGTGGTTTTTTATTGCGAGGTGAGCATGAAACCAGCAGTGTTCACAATCAAAGACCACTCTGATATTGGCAAAACGATTAACTATCTGCATAACAACTACACTCGAGCTAATTTTGAAGGTAAGCCGCTTGTAGTGACGATTAAGCCTAAAGAACAAAAGCGCTCAAATGACCAAAACGCACTGTATTGGCACTGGATGACATTGTGGGCAAATCATACAGGGCAAACTAAAGACGAAGCGTCAGCCCACTTTAAATATGTTTGCCTTTCTAAAATATATGAGCGAGACCAAGTAGGTGAATATCCAAAGACATTTGCTACTTTACGAGACTTAAAGAAAGAGAAAAATCCATCGTACGAACAATTAAGAAAGTTTGTCTCTGACAAGATGTCTACAACTGAAGCATCTGTAAAACAATTCACAGAGTATCTAAACGATATTCATATTTGGGCATTAGCAAACGATGGTTTCTATTTAGAGAAGCCAGAAGATTTGATGTATGTGTTGGAATATTAAGGGTGAGGTATGTTGAATTTATCCATTAACTCCAATATTAGAGATCAACTCAGACAAGTTAATGCAGAACATAAAAGACAGATCGCATTTGCATTAGTTAAAACGGTTAATGAGTTGGCTAAGATTGCACAGGAAGAAGAAAAGAAAGGTTTAGCATCGTTCTTTGATAATCCTACGCCGTTCACAGTTAATTCAGTCGCTATTAAATACGCTAAGAAAGGCGATCCAACCGCAACCATTTATATAAGACCTCTTGCAGCTCGATATATAGCGCCGTATGAATATGGTGGAAAGCAGTTTTTAGGCGCGAAGCCTGCTGACCTTGTACCCATATCTGTTGCTGCTAACCAATATGGCAATTTACCGCGTAACACCATCAAAAAATATCTGAATAGGAAAGATGTGTTCTTGGGTAAAGTTGGTTCGATATATGGACTATGGCAAAGACCTACAGTTCAGACTGGAAAACGTAAGGGCGGTAAGACAGCCAACACTACAGGCAAGCTTAAACTACTTGTGTCGTTCCATGATCCAGTGAATACAACAAAGCGTCTTAACTTTGGTGCGAGAGCAAACGCCGTTGTGACACGTAACATTAAATCAGTATTTGAAAGACAACTTGCTGCTGCAATAGCTTCAGCTAGATAGAGAGAATCATCATGAGTCCATTAACAGTTTTACTTTGGTTGTTGTGTGCTTTCATTTGTGTGGTCTTTATTGCTGTACCTGTTCTTATTGTTTACATGAATAAGCAACGAAAGAAAGCGATTGAAGAATTTAATGCACATCGTAAACAAATGGGCTTAAAGCCAGTTGGTCATGGATTTACGAAGGGTCCTTCCCAAGGGGTGTGACAAGGCGGGAAATTGCGCATCGTGCTTTGTGACTAGCTACGAAATTTTTTGAAGTGGGTAACAGGGTAACGATAACCATGAATCAAGCAGAATTTGCTCGACTCCATGCCGTAAGTAAAAAGACTGTTACGAAGTGGAAAGAAAAAGGGTGGGTTGTCTTAAACGCTGATGGCTCAGTGGATGAAGAACAAAGTAATAAAAATTTAGAACTGTATAGAACAGAAAAAAATACACCTGATAAAGAGATTGATTTCAAGGTTACCCAAGGTAACACGGTAACGGATTATGGTAACGATGGTGAAGGTAACGCTGAAGATTCGTTCGATGAGATGGACAACACGCCTGAAGCTGGTTTGCCTGCAAAAGAAATCAATCGCCGTTTAGCACTAGAAAAACTTAGGGTAGAGCGAGAGCGGGCTAAGGCAGCAAAATATGACACTGATATACGGGAAGGTAGATTACTAATTGCTGAAGAGGTAAGGCAGCACGATGCAGAGGTTGGTGCACAACTTCAACGGAAGTTACTTGCTCTACCATCTGAATTGGCTGTTCGATTATCTGCTTTAGATTCTCCTGCTGAAGTCGAATGTTTGCTTAGGGAAGAACTAACACTAGCCTTGAATGAGTTCTTAGATGCCTATGAAATTGAAGATTAGATCTAGTTTAGCTGAAGCATTAAGACCGCCACCATTTTTGTCAGTTAGTAAGTGGTCTGAAAAATACATGGTTCTATCTGCTGATTACTCGGCAAGCACTGGTCGATTTAAAGCTTATCCGTATCAAAACGGCATCATGGATGCCATGACAGATCCAAAGAACAAAACAATCACTGTTATGAAGTCTGCGCGTGTTGGATATACTCAAATCTTAAATAATGCATTTGGCTATTTTGTGCATTACCAGCCTTCGCCAATTTTGATTGTACAGCCGCGTAACTCTGATGCTGAAGATCATTCAAAAGGTGTACTTGCGCCCATGTTGCGTGATGTTCCTGTTTTATCAAAACTAGGTGGTGATGCTAAAAGTAAGGATTCGAGTCAAACAATCTTGGTGAAGAAGTTCAATAATGGGTCTAGTGTAAAACTTATTGGTGCTGATTCACCTGGTGGATTTCGCCGTGTAACTGTTCGCGTAGTAATGTTCGATGAGATTGACGGCTATCCTGTGGGTGGTGCTGGTGCGGAAGGTGATCAAATATCACTAGGCATTAAGCGTGCTGAAACTTACTGGAATAGCGTCATTATTCTTGGATCAACACCAACGAATAAAGGTGTTAGCCGAATTGAAAAATCATGGCTTAACAGCGATATGCGCCGTTACTTTGTCCCTTGTCCGCATTGCAAAACTTTACAAGTTTTGGAGTGGGGAGGAAAAGAGACATTACACGGTATTAAGTGGAAGCGTAATGATTTAGGTGAGTACATTGAAGATTCTGCTTATTATGCTTGCATTAATGGTTGTGAAATTACCGAAAACCACAAAGAGTGGATGATTCGTAATGGTGAATGGGTAGCGACTGCACCATTTAAAGGGCGTGCAGGTTTTCATATCTGGACAGGATATTCATTACTGCCTAAAGCTGGATGGTCAAGGCTTGTAGAAGAATGGCTAAATGTCCATAAAGATCCATTACAACGCAAAACATTTTATAACCTTGTACTTGGTGAGCCTTATGAAGATCTTGGCGACCATGTATTGCCAGAAAACAAGCTTTTAGATCGTTGTGAAGTTTGGGCGGATGAAGTGCCTGATGGTGTAGGTGTTTTAACTGCTGGTGTTGACTTCCAGTATGACCGTTGTGAAATAGAAGTCGTTGGGTGGGGGCGGTTTGAAGAGTCTTGGTCTATTGCTTATGAAACCATTTATGGCGACATAGATGATCCCGCCTATTGGGATAAAATAGATGCATATCTTTCAAGACGTTTCCGCCGTGCTGATGGTCGTCCTTTTGAAATCGTAGCAGCCTGCTTAGACTCAGGTGGTCAAGAAGGTCATACACAAAAAGTATATGACTTTAGTAAGGCTAGGATTAATCGCCGCATATGGGCAATTAAAGGCGAGTCAGCTAGGAATGGGCAGCGCTCTCCTGTATGGCCAACAAAGAAACCAACCAGCCGAACTAAAAAATCATTTAGACCAATTATTCTTGGGGTGAATACAGCTAAAGATCAAATTCGCCGCAGACTTCATATTGAACAAAGCGGTCCGGGTTATATGCATTTCCCTGTAAGTCGTGATTTGGGATATTTTCAACAACTACTTGCTGAACGTTTGATGACAAAGCAATTGAATGGGCAGACTTTTCGAGTTTGGTCATTACCTGCTGGGCGTGCAAATGAGGCTTTAGATTGCCGTGTTTATGCTTATGCTGCTTTATGTGGATTAATCCATTTTGGATTAAAGCTAAATCAGCGCTGCGAAAATATGGAGAAACAGAATTTTGAGCCAATGCCGCCTAACGTGGTTGAGGATATTGAAACTGAATCATTGCCTGCACCCAAAAACACTGGAACTGTAGAAGTTGTGAGTCTTGCACAGCAAAACAAACCTAAGAAAAAAACCATGGCTGAACGAATGGCTGAAATGAATCAATAACCCTGCTTTGGCGGGGTTTTTTTTGGATAAGCAAAATGTATAACCCAAATAATTCACCGCTTGCAGGAATGACTATTGATCAACTACGAGCA